GTCCAATTATGGTCTCTGCCTACTGGGGCATACGCACAGAGTGCGTATGTAGCCCAGCAGGGTTAGAGTAGCCAATGTTCCACTTAAAGAACATTCGCCTGGTTATGCCTCGACGAACCCTTTTGGAGGGTATGTCGAACGCCGAACCCGTTGCTGTCGTGATCTTTGTTTCCCAAGGCTGGGGAACGCGAGTAGGTTTTAATCTACTCATAAGGCCACGAAACCAGAAATCCTCGCCGGACTTCTCGTCTACTGACAGATGTTTTGTTAATACATACGACGCTACGCCTCCGTTACAATCCGTAGATTGCAACGGTTTGGGCGAATGCCAATATGTATCAAACTCCTCATCTGAATACGGACCAACTACATGTTGGAACCGTACGGGAATCCACTTCTTGAATAAGCGATCGAGCGGTTGCATGCAGGCTATGAAGCCGTGCTGATGCATCCACCGGTTGATCCGGTTTCGATCGCAAAGAAGATCCCCCAAGCACTTAGGGTATTCCGTTAGGAATACACCTCGCATTGGGTAAGCATGGAACCAATCGGTTCCACAGCTCTCCTTAATAAATCCCTTTAGAAAGGATTTTTCAGTATTAAGTGAGAACCCGCTTCGCTCTAGGTAGTACTTCACCTCGAGGGAGACGCATTCAGGTACGACGAGGTCGTCACCGAATACGCCAACCTCTGTACGAGGGTAGTATCCTAGAACTTTCTTACAAACACCGTAAACGATGCTCGCGAAGATAAGCGACTCGATTGCAAAGGTCCCTCCATTACCCATACTAGATATCTTTGAATATTTCAAGATACTTTTGTCAGGTAATTCCCCTTGCGGGGATCGGAGGTCGCATAGGTAGACATACCAGTCTACCGGTAGCAGGGTCTTACAGATTCGCAGCGATATTGTATCACTTGCGCTCTTCAGATCTATCGTACAGGGGGACATGAAGTCCTTCCTGTGCGATCCTGCAAACGCGAGAGCCTGATTCTTTAATTGAGAATCTAGATCTATTCCCCACCGCTTCAAGCGTTTTCGGACGAATCCGTCAACGCCTAATTGAAGCATAAGGTTTAGAGTAGGCTCGATTGCAATGGGACGGTCTATTAGACGTCCCTTCGGTACCGTAGTAATTCTATTGCCTGGAACAAGTTCCAGGACAGTCGCCCAAAAGGCTTCTGTATAGCGGTAGTACATTGGCGGGATTTTCATCCGTTCAATGTACGAGCTTTCCAAAGCTCGCATCCACCGTTCATCTATAGATATCAATCTACGGGCATGTCCAACGCAACGTGTGGTACAATGATATGGCCACTCTGCATACTTGTTGTATGCAGAAGTGTTACCTTTAACTGTACCAGTTGAAGCGCCGGGCCCATGACGGGCTTGGCTGGTCA